TTGGCACGGACGATTAACAAGCTTAGCGCGGCTCAGGTCAAAAACCTGAAGGTAGAGGGAAGGCATTCAGACGGAGGTGGACTTTATTTGAAGGTTACACCTGCGGGTAAGCGCTGGGTGTTTATGTATGACTGGGAAAAGAAGCGGGTTGAATTAGGGCTTGGCACTTATCCCGAGATAGATCTGCTCAGCGCGAGAAAAACAGCTTTCGAGTACAGAAGCCTTCTTGAGGGCACGACTAAAATAGACCCTCGTACGGTCCACGGTCGACAGAAAGAGAAACCCAAGACATTTGCGGATATCGCGCTTGAGTATGTCGAGAGCAAACAGGCTGGTTGGAAAAACGAAAAACATCGTGACCAGTGGTATTATACACTCTCTCTCAAGTGCGATGATGCCGGCGATTTTACTAATGATGGATACTGCGTATCTTTAAGAGACGTGGCCGTCGCTGACGTTTCCACAGACCATATTCTAAGTGTGCTGGAGCCAATCTGGCGGACGAAGCCTGAGACCGCTTCTCGGCTGCGTGGCCGAATCGAAGCGGTGCTCGATGCTGCTAGATCAAGAAAACTGCGGACTGGTGAAAATCCGGCGTTGTGGCGAGGACATCTTTCTCACCTCCTGTCAGAGAAACAAACGCTTTCCAGGGGCCACCATTCCGCAATGCCGTATGGTCAAGCGACGTCGTTTATGCAGGCGTTGCTAGCAGCGCCAACCACCTCCAACGCAGCCCTCGCCTTCACAATACTAACAGCTGCAAGAAGCGGAGAAACACTCGGCGCTCTTTGGTCCGAGATTGAGTGGGAAGATAAAATATGGCGTGTTCCCGCTGCACGTATGAAAGGCAAGCGCGAGCACGCGGTCCCACTATCTGACGGCGCTATTCAGATCTTAAAGAAAATGGAGTCCTTCCGAAGGGATGGGAATGACTATGTTTTTGCAGGACAGAAGGCCAGCAGAGGCCTGTCGGTCATGGCTTTGACGATGGCGATGAGGCGTCTCGAAGTAGGCCAGTACACCCCTCACGGTTTCCGGTCGACGTTCCGAGACTGGGCGGGGGATGCGACGTCTTTCGCTCGTGACGATATTGAGATGTGTTTGGCTCACGCGATCGGCAACAAGGTTGAAGCTGCCTATAGACGCGGGAAGGCATTGGAAAAGCGGCGCGAAATAATGAGCGCTTGGTGGAGGTTTGTGTCAGGTGACACCTGTAATGTTGCGGCATTCCCTGCGGCCTCTAACGAAGATGCCGCGTGAAATGTTGATTTCCTCTATCTCGACTTTATCCACAGCGTATTAGAATCTGCCTTTAGAACCGCTTCACACGCGAATTTTTCCGTGGCCTACTCGTCAAAGACGAGCAGGAGGAATCGGCATGGACATCAGCGAATTTCAGGATGACGGCAACATTGCCGCTATTGCACAGGAATGGGGCGTAGACGCCGAGCTGCTCGAGGAGCTCGAGGGGCAATGGGAGATACACGAGACGACGACCAGCGACGGCATGGTTGTTGCCTATTATGTCCAGTTTGACCGAGAGGTTGAGCGCGAATTGCTTGACGCCCTGGGAGTGCCCGCTGGCCAATATTCCCGCGAGCTGTCGCTCAATTTTAACGATCAGCCCGAACCTGATTACGAATGAAGCAGCGGAAGCTCGACATGGCGCTAGAAACCGTACGGCGCTGGTACCGGGGTGCTTATGTACCTCCAGATGAACACCCCGGAATATTCATGCTTGGCTATCACAAGCGCCATTGGACCGCTGAACTGCTGCACACGATTGTGGAGTTCTACCTCAAGCACTGGCAATGGGTCATTGCGACTGTAATTGCGATAGTCGGGCTGCTTCTAATGTGAGGTTAAAAGCGCAACCACATGGGCACAACAGAACTCCTTACAACGGTAGCAGCATTTGCATCGCTGGCAGTATCCGTATTCGTGGCGGGTTGGACAGTTTATAGAGACGTTGTTCAAAAGCCTCGATTTAAGGTCACAATGGCAGTCAAAAGCATTGTGCGACACAAGCAGCCGAAAATCGGCCCTGACTTCTATGTCGAAGCATTGAACATGGGTCCGATACCAAATCGGATCGGATTAGTTTTTCTGCGGCACGGGTGGATCGCCAGGCGGTTCCGAAAAAAGTTATCCGCCTTTGTGATGTCCGATCATAGCCACTTGGCCCATTCAGCGAACTCGCAGAAAGTAGATGTTGGCGATACCGCAACATTCGTCTTTCCTCTCGATGGTGATTTTGTAAAAGAGGGATTCGTTCAGCTTGGCGTTACCGACGGTTTCGGCAGGACGCACTGGTGTACCAAAAAAGAGTACAAGAGAGCCATGAAGCAAGTGGTTGAGTCTATAGCTCGCGGCGTCTCTTAACCCTCCACCTCAAAGTAGGACCTCAACCGGACCTCATTTCACATACCGTACCCTCCAGCCGTCCACGCGTCATCAACTCGACCCGCTGCAAATGTGACGGCGCCGCACACATCATTAAGTGGAATTCCCGCAAGAATCATTGCAACGTAAGATGTAGTCTGCCACTCTTGAGAAATTCGGGTGTGGGGACATCAAATGGAAATTTTGATCATTGCCGTTCTGATCGGCTTGATACCAGCGTCGATCGCGAGATCGAAAGGCTATTCATTTTTGGGCTGGTGGCTCTATGGAGCCGCGCTTTTCATCGTAGCCTTGCCACACTCACTTCTGATCCGTGAGGACAAGAGCAGCGTCGAAGCAAATGCGGTGAAAAGCGGCATGAAGAAGTGCGGTCACTGCGCGGAGATGATCAAGGCGGAAGCTAAGATCTGCCGTTACTGCCATCAGGCGGTGTGAGCATGACGCGTAAATATTGGCTGCCGGCCCTGATTTCTTGCGCTGTGCTCATGGTCCTTTTTATTTGGATCGCTGGCGTCCGCATCTTCGTCGTCCAGCCCATCGGAGCACTGCCCAAAGGGGTGACCGCTGTCGTTATCAACATTCGCGGGCTTAATTTCATCGATAGTCCCGACGCTTTCTGTTCAAGAAATGGAAGCCCCAATCTCCTTTGCAGGGGAATGGCAATTGGCCGGGTCGCAAAAGAAGGAAAGATCCTTTTGCGGCTTCCGTACAGCAAAATCCTTTACCACCTTTCAGGCGCTCCAGATTACTAACTTAGAGACAGACTAGGCGATGAGTGAAGTACCCGAAATCACAAAAGCGTTCTGCTCGAACTGTCGAGGAGATCGCAACTGCTATGTCAAAGGCCTTCACAATGAAAGTGGGGATGACGCGGATGGGCAATATCAGTGGTACAGGCGGTGGCACATTCTGCAGTGTTGTGGGTGTGATGACAGCTTTGTGCAAACCACTTTCACGGATTCTGAAACATACGATCATGACGAATACGGAGATATTTACTCCATTCCGACTGTCGAACGCTGGCCTGCGAAATCGAAGCGACAATCTCCCGAGTGGTTCAACTACGGTATCAACCCATCTACAACAGACTCATATGAGCTCAATTCTGCATTGCGAGAGCTATACGGCGCTCTTGATAACGACCTAAGTGTTTTGTCGGCTATCGGCGTCAGAACTGTGTTCGATATCGCTTCCGAGCTTTTGGGGGTAGCAAGTAGCCTTCCCTTCGTGAAAAAGCTCGAGAAACTAGCCGAAGGAAATCACATCACAGAGGGCGACAAGGAGCACCTCGAGGTTCTCATTGAAGCTGGGAGCGCTGCCGCTCACCGTGGCTTTAGGCCCAGCCCGTCCGACCTCGATGTGTTGATGAGCACTCTGGAAAATTTCCTCTACTCTTCTTTCGTTTTACCTGCAAAGCAGGCGGCTCACGCGAAGAAAGTGGATAAAGTTAAGAAAAATGTTCCCGCTAGACCCCCGAAAGCACCCAAGTCTACCAAGGATCAAAAAACCGAAAATTGAATCTCTGAGCTGTTAGGCAGCACGTCGAAACCAACCGTCGAAAACAGCGACGGTGAGAGGCTGCGGGAGCGCTATGACAGCTGCAGTTTTCCTCCTCACCTTCAAGGCATGTTTCTTGCAGTCTACGGAGCAATACATCGCCTTGCTGATTTTGGCCACGAAGGGCATTCCGCAGCAGACGCACTGCTTTTCAATCCGAGCGGTCTGATAGCGGTGGGCGGCTCCGCATCTCATTGAACAGTGTTGGTTAGTGGGTTTATGCGGCTTGAATTCTGTTCCGCAGTGGAGACATGGCTTAACGGGAAGCGTGGTCATGGATATGTTCCGACACCGGCGAGTGCAAAACATCTGATCGGAACCCTCCCTTATAGGTTGGTAGGACGCTTGGCACTGTATGCACTCCCGTGGCTTCGTCTTCGCCTGGTAGAGTATGCGATAAGCTGCTCGGCCCAAACTGTCTTTAAAGGGCTGCGTCCCATAGCTGCGATACTTCAGCGCCGCAGTAGCGCATGCGACTCCGCAAAACCGCTCTCGCCTGTCGATCTGGAACTGCGCAAGGGGCCCTTTGCAAAAGTTGCACGCTTCGATCGGAGCCGTATATTCCGGCTGTCCTTCCGCCCATGACGGCCGCGCGCCCTTCGCCAGTTTCTGAAAAGCCGCCGTGATCAGCGCAGCAGACTCAACGTCAGATGCAGTCCAATCATGGCCTGCAATGCACAGAGCTGATCGCAGGCCGGCACGTGTCGAGCCCTCGTTCTCCCACGCGCTGAAGCGAAAGTCATCGAGAATCTCCATGACCTGCAGAATGACGTGCTTTCGGCGCTCGCCTTTGACTATCTGTCGAGGCTTGTGCTTGTCTCGAAGACGGGAGTTTCTGGCATCGACATATTGCGACAAATAGACCATTTGCATCACCCGAACATGGCGTCAAGAAGCCCCGCCGTCACTGGCGAGGAGGAGACTGGTGGTAGGGTCTTCACGCCTTCCGGCGCTTCGCTCTTCGGCCGGGAGTGGCACTCCAGATATGTGCGATCTAATGCCCGCAGAATTGCGACATGGCGAGGTTCGATCGGCCACCGCATCAGCTGCGCGTAGGCGAGAATCTCGGAAAGGCTGATCGGATTGGGACCGGACGCGTGGTAGGTCCGTGACTGGTGCAGATCAATGAACCAGCGGAAGAGCAGATCGCCGCCGGCAGGAATGCGCGGCACGGTCGGTGCCTGCGCTTCCAATTGTCGTTTTAGCTCACCGCACAGCAGTTCACGCAGGTTGCTCATCTCGGGCTACCGTTCATGTAAAGCTCGTTCTTTTGAGCGTTGTTTCGCTGCACCAACTTTATGCTCTGACTTTGCGCCTGCTGAAAGATCTGGCCAATGAGCTCCGGCGAGAGCCTGATCATGATCTCGCTCGCGCCTCCGGGCGTGGACTGACTGCCGGCGCCACTGTCGTTGACGGACACACCAAGACGACCGCTCGAGTCACGCTTAAGAGGCATGACGGCTTCCGGCCCCGCTTCCCCCATGAGGCCGGCACCCTTGGCGAAGGCGAATGTCGTTGGCTGGTTTACGATCTGGTTCGAGAAACCGTTGATGCCAGTGGCGAACGTACCGCCCTTGGCAAAGGGTCGTGTCGCTGGAGCTGGACCAGTTTTCGGCACGGCAGCAAAGCCTCCGTTGCCGCCGCCAAAAAGCCCGCTGAAGATTGAGGAAAGCAACCCGCCGCCACTACCACCGGCCGCGCCGTTCACCTTGAAGAGGGCGTCCAATACGTCGTCAATCAAGGTATCGGCGATGCGTTTCAGGCTGTTGACGGCGACGTCACTCATGGCTTCCCAGAACGATTTCCCGCTTTCGATTGCGCCGAACAGATCATCGAGTCCCGCTTTCGTGAGATCACGATAGTAGAGCGTTTGCTCGTCGGCTTTTCGCCGCGCTTCCTGTCCCTGGTAAATGGCCTCATTTAGCGAAATGATCTTGTTCCGCTCTTCATCCGTGGCGGCTGCGCCTGCCTTCCTGGAGGCCGCAGAGGCGCGTTTGGCTGCATCCGATAGGTTGACGACGCGGAGCTCCTCTTCAAGCTCGGCAATGAGCTCCTGAACGGCTTTCTGCTCACGCTCCGCCTGCGTGACCGACGCGGATCTCGACTTCTTGGCAGGCGTTTCGGGCGGCGCCTTGTAAGCCGGTGGCGTCCATCCACCTGAGGATTTCGGAACGAAGTTCATCACCTCCGGCCGGTTCTCCAACTCGCGGATCAGGGCGTTTTCCTGTTCATCGAGTTGGCGCATCTTGATTTCGTGCGTGCCTCTCGCCTTGGTGCGCTGGCGGTCATTCAGGCGGCTGTCTGCGGAGTCGATATCTGCGATCGCCTTGGCCACTTCCTGCTTCTGCCGCATCACGTCATTGATGTTTCCTTGGATTGTGGAGGAGCGTCTTTTGTCTACGGCACGCAGCGACTCCAAAAAATCCACCATGGAGTCAACGACGCTGACGATGGCTGATTTGAGGGTGTTGCCCACGGTGCTGGAGATTGCATTAAACTGGCGGTCAATCTCCTGCGCCTTCACGATGACGTCGTCGGACATGACATGACCGAAATCGTTAGCCGCCTTGATCTGCGCGCGGATACCGGCTTCGCCCTGCTGGAGAAGCGACACCATGCGCTCGCCGCCGGTACCGCCGAAAAGCTCATCGAAGATGCGGATACCGGCGGCGGTGTCCTTCAGCATCCGGGTCCGCTCGATGAGGAGCAACATCAGTTCGGTCGGATCTTTGAGCTTTACCTTGACCTCTTCAGTGGTAAGCCCGAGCCGCTGGAACGCTTCGGCCGCACTGCCCTTGCCAGTGACGGCAAACTCATCGGCGCGCAGCTGCAATTCCTTGAGGCCATCGGTGATGGCATCCACCGGAATTCGCGCCTGCTCGGCCACATATTTCCATTCTTGAAATGCCTTCGAAGACAGGCCGGCCATTCGCGCCTGATCGCCCAGTTCGGCGACGGATTCAGTGACCTGCTTCACGGAACTTAGAACACCAGCAATGCCGGCGCCGATGACGGTGCCGATCAAACCGCCGGCGAAGGCTTTCCCGACGCCGCCGATCGACGTGCCGACTGTCGCCATGGCCTGATTGATCCGACTGGACGACCGCTTGGCGTGCTCCTCCATTTCCGACGTCGCGCGCTTCGAAGACTGCGACATTCTTCGGAATTCGCGCTCAGTCGTGCCGGAGGCTTTGGCCATGTTTCGCTCGAGGTCTTTGATCCGTGCTTCGAGCAAGATGACGAGGCGTTCTTCGTCTTCCACAGTAGTCTCCCTCAGGCGTAGGCCCAGTTTTCGAGATCATCCATATCGGCCGTCTCGTAAGATGAAATTCCGCTCTCACCGGCAGCGCAGCGCGCGACGGCCATGGCGGTGGCCACGGCGCCGTCGATGCGATCTTTGCTTTTACCTTTGTGGAAAGACCGGTTCCCCGCGGTGTCGGTGCGGACCGCAATGTTATCGAAGTGCCAACGCAGGATCGGATTGCTACCGTGCTGGAATTGCCGGGCGAGTATGGAGCGCTCCAATTCGTTGATCGCCGGGGACATCGACACCCAGCCCTGCCGGAACTCGACCACGGGCAAACCCTTGTCCTGAAGGTTGTTCAGTGAGTTGCGGGCGAGATGCGGGTCAAAGGCGATTTCGCGGACGTTGAACCCTGCGCAGATTTCCTCGATCTCGGCTTCGACGGCGTGGAAATCCACCACGTTGCCATCTGTGAGAGTGATAAAGCCTTGCTCTTCCCAGGCGCTATAGTTCACGCCGTCCTGGCCTGCCTTCCGAAGAATATTGTCTTTCGGGAGGAAGAACCACGGATGGACGGCATAACCGCGCTCGCGGTCTCCCCAGGCGGCGACGACGGCGGTTAGGTCGCTGGTGCTGGAAAGGTCGACGCCGAGATAACATGGGGTTTGCTCGGCCTCGAAACGGTCAAGGTCAACATGGCCCTTGCCCTCGTCATAGACTGGCATGGAGACAAACGGAGACGCACTGTAATCCAGCCAGCAGTTCAGATGGAACTGCCGGAAGTTATCTCGGTCGGACGGCCGTTCCTTGGCTTCCCGGGCCATCGTGCGGAGCCCGTCAATGTCGGGATAGCCATCAGCCAATCCCGGATTGACCGCGTGCCACAGGTCTTCGTCTTCCCAGTCGTCGTCGGGGCTGGTTTCAAAGAGGACTGGCAGAAAGCTTGGATCCTCCACGGCACCAGATTGCACCTTGCGGGCATAGGTGAGCAGCTCATACGCGAGGTTTTCTTGGCCTCTGCCGCTCTGCGTGATGACGACCAAAAGAGTATTGGCGACCTTGTTCAGGCCCGTCCGGATGGCAGACCAGTTGCGCCGAGCGTTTTCGCCTTCCCAATTTATGAGTTCGTCGGCCAGGACAAAATTCGGTGTTTTGCCGAGTTTCCCTCGTCCTCCGGACGCCAATGCGCGGAATGTGGCCTTGCTCTTGATGTGCTCGAGGTAAAACAGAGACTCTGTCGGCTTCATGGCTGGCTGCAACCATTCGGTTTCGTCCACAATGCCGACTGCCTCGTCATAGGCGATGCGGGCGTCTTCTTCAGCGGAAGCGGCAACCATGGCCTGCCCACCCGGAACCCGCTCCCATCCGACGGTATGCAACAGTGCTAAGCCGGCACCCATAGTGGTCTTGCGAGCACCGCGCGGCAGGAGGATGAAGACAGTCTTTACCTGGCGGCGCTTGTTCGGGTAGCACGGGCCATAGATGCGCCTGACAATCCGTTCCCAGAACAGGGGCAGCTCGAAATCACCGCTCTCGCTTTTCGGGTGCTTCAGACGACGCAGGAAGTCCACGGCGCGCTCACCGTAGCCGAACGTGTCTTCAATTTCGCTGCCATCGAAAATCCACTCCGGACGGGTTGCGTTAAACTTCGAGGCCATCGGGTGCGCCCCCCTTCGGTTTATCCTTCGGCGTGAAACCCTGCTTCGAGCGGGCGGCGGGTGTCAGGCCGAGTTCTGCAGACAATCGGGCGACGGTCTCCATTGCTTTCGAGAGCATGCCGGCGGCCGGGTTCGGCTTGAGCATGCCGTGGGCTGTCTTCACAAGCGGGCTATGCTCATGAAGCGACTTCTGGCACTCCTGCACCATCCAGCGTGCGACTATGTAAGTTTCGAGCACGCCAAGCGCAGGCGCGGTTAGGATCTTGCGCGCGACCATGTCTGTGGCGATGACTGTCCACTCGGTCACCATATCGGGCGGGAGCGTTGCGGGCGGTTTCGGGACACCGCTTAGCCCGCCTTCGATCGCCTTCAGGTCCGCTTTACGGCCGCGCGTGCTCACGTCGAAACCTTCCGCTCGCAACGCAACTCTAGACCCACGCGGCGGCCTATCTCTTTGACCTCGCGGACGTTGAATGTTTCGCCCTCGTAGATGATCTGGCTGGATGTGGTCACGCTGGCGAAGTAGCGGGTGCGGAAGATGACGGACGTGGTATCGCTGGCGCCGTTCGTTAGGAACTCCTCAGTGCTGCTCTGGATGAGCTGGGCGCGCAAGGTGGCCACGTCTGTCCATGTCTCGATCGGCGTGCCGTACTCGTTCACGGTGTTGGTGAAGCTCTGGATGGTGATAGAGCGGTCTAGTTTTCCGGCTCTCATGATGCCTCCTGTACGAGCGCGTCGACCGTCACCACCGCATGGCTGGTCTTTCCATCAGGATCGCGTAGGAAGCGTGAGCCACGGACGCGACAATCGGCACAATGGAAACCGGTATCTAGCTGCAAATTGGCACTGTGAATCGCTTTCCGAACTGCACCAGAGATGCGCTTGGATATCTCCGTGGAAGGCTCTTCCACCCAGATATGCAAATCCGTGTAAATCCGCGTTAGAGTGCGAGCGATGCTCTCGCCCTCATCGACCGATTGGCCTTCGCCGATGATGATCGAGGGGCGCGGGTTCGGTCGCTCGGAGCGATCGAGGATAGAAGCCGCTGGCACTAAAGCGACAACGTCACCGGATGAGGACAGCCTGGAGCGCAGGGCTTTTTGCAAGGCGAGTTCAGGGGTCATTTGCCACCCCAATTCTGCTTGACGGCCTTGCTCGCTGCCCGTTTGATGCGGCCCGTGATCTTCTTGCGTAGGAGACGAAATGCGGGCCAGAAGAACGGTTGCGCTGGGGCCTCCTGGGTTCCGTATTCCACGAGGTGAGCGTACCGAACATCCTTGTTTCCGACCGTTACCGCGACGGCCAGCTCAGGCACCGTGACGCGGCCGCCCGGTGTGGAATATGGAGGGGTGCTCGATCCACCCGGAGTAACCTTGAGGCTTTCCTGCAGGGCGCCTGTATCCCGCGGCGCCAGGATGCGAGCGGTGACGGCCAAGTCGTTTCCGGACTTCACTAGCTCCGGCACCATCGCGGCGCGGACAGCCTTGGGGATCGCGTTCAAGCGCTGTTTGATGCGGCCGATACCGCCGTCGTCAGCCATCAGAAACTCCACTCGCGGTACTCGTTTACGATAGGCCAGACACCGAACGGCAGTTCCTGCGCACTGACTCCGACCAGCGTCGCTTCGCGATTTTCATACCAGTGAGCAGCTGTTTGGCTGACTGCCTCGACAAGCGCCGGCGGAATTGCCTCCTGACCAGGGCTGCCGAACCGTTCCTCAATCTTGAAACCGAGAAGACGCTCGACATGGTTTTGAGCCGCCGCAATTTTTCGTTCGAGCAGCGCATCGTCGTCCGTTCCGAGATCCGGAGAGATGTTCAACTGCTCTTTGATTTGCTCGAGAGTTACGATCATCGCAGCCACCTAAACTGTTTTAAAAAAGACGAGCTAATTTCAAAATTTTTCGCACGAGAGACGCGCCGCCGGTCCCCAGGAGGGGCTGAAAGTTGAAAACCACCCCCGGATGTGGGATGAAGCGCGTTCGAAGGAGTACGCATCATGGATTTGAAAGAGAGCACACTGACTAGAGAGCAAAGGTTCTGGATTGATCGCATGAAGACGAGCGTAATCGCGTTGGATGAGATACCAGACACTTTGGCCTCCTTCTTCTTCACGCTCCAGGATCAAGGCCTACTCGAAGAGGTCGAGCCACGGATCGTTACGCTGAACGAGCAGGGCTTGAGACACTTCTTCGAGTAGAGTTTATCAAGCTTCATCAGCATTGATGCGCACTACGTTGCTATTGACGCCTAATGTGAAGTTGGCCTTCATCACCGAGTTCGCGGCGTCGAAGGCTTCGCTTGCAGTCATGACCTTGGCGACGAACAAACGTTCGCTTGGCGTGCCGCCCCCTGCGGGCGCATCATTCAGAACGAGGCGGAACTCATAGTCATGAGGTGTACGCTCTGCTGCGATGAGTGCCAGCTGCCCTACGTCAGCGTGATCGAGACCGGCAACCAGTTCCATCTGACCGGCAGACCTTGGACCTTTGATCGTCTGCGTACGATTGCGGTCAATCGCGGTGAAAGAAATAGCTTCGGCGCTGTCGCCAAGACTACCGAGTGCCTCGAGCTGGCCTACCAGCTTCCACGTTGCCGCATTAGCTGCGGAGAAGTCAGCGAGTGCGAAGTCGGCAGCCTGCTGTTCTTTGGCGATGCCAATGTACAACTTGCTGCCCGCGGTTGCGAAAAGAGACATGATCATTTTCCTTTTTGGTCAAGACGCTCGCGGGCGGCGTCTACTGCGTTGCACCTCTGGCAACCAGGGCGCCAGTTCGTTTCAACCATCCGAAGATCCGGACGGCGTTTGATGGAGACGGCATGGCGGACCAGAACGGCCGGCGCGCCGCATTCGCAAAGGTCATTGCCGGGTCTGGCGAGATATTCTTTTGACCGCCGGGACCACTCCTTGTCGTAACCGCGGGCCGAAGCCGTCGGCCGCTTGGCGTCATGGCGAGCTTTCCGGTCCCGATTGTCGCGCGCCACGCATGGGCAGATCACCCCTGAAGGGATGGCCCGTCCGCATTTGCAGATGCTTGGCGCGCGGGTCGGCATCAGGGCAACTGGATATGCTGGTGGCCGATGAGGGCGATTGCACCCATCTGGATGGACGTTCCTCCAGCCTTGGTCAGGGAGAGGCGGACGAACCGCTTCTTACCGATGTATTCCATTTGATAGGCACTCGCCGCCACCAGCGTGGCAGGAACACCGCTGATCACATCGTCGGCAGCCGCGTCAGTGTAGCCGCTGCCGGAAACGTCGCTTTCCTGCACCTTCACCCCGAAATCGCCAGCGCCCGTCACGGCACCAGTGTTGAGGATGAACATGAGTCCCTGCGAGCCTTTGCGGTCGATCTCGATGCCATCGGTTGCCGCCGCCTGCGAGGCAGACGCGAGAGCCGGCTTGGCAACGAGGTTGTGATAAAGTCCTTTACGCATGTTGTTTCTCCTTACGCCGCTGCGATCTTGAGGAATTTCACCGCATTGAAGTCACCGGCACCACCGCCCACGCGCCGGTAGACGTCGAAGACGATACGACCCTTCTGGGTGAGTTCGTCGCGGTTCACGCGCACGCCCTGACGATCCACGACGACGTAAGCTTGACGGAAGTCGCCGAAGGCAATCGGATGCTCGCCGGCGCCGATGTCAGGCATGCCCTCATCGATTTCGACGCGATAGCCCATGAGCGGGTGCTCAACGCCTTCGATCAGGTTGCCGGTTGGCGCCCAAAGGAAACGTCCGTTCGCGTCCTTTATTGTACGAAGACGAACGGCCGTGTTGCTGTTCATGAGGAAGACAGCGTTGCCCTTGTATGGACGACGCAGCGCGGAGATGAGTTTGATCACCGCCGTTGTGAGCATGTCGTCTGTCGGTGCAGAGGCGTGGCCAGCCGCGACGTACTGATGTTTACCCCATGGGCGGACAAAGTCCTTTTCGGGCGTGGTGCCGTAATCAAGCAAGCCGCGCGGCTTGCCTTCCACACCGTCACCGCGAAGAAAAGCTTCACCCTCGGTCTCCGCGAAATCGTGAGTGGCATTGTTGACAAGCCACGAAGCGATATCGGTCGCCGCGTCATCAAGGAGGTGTCGGGTTGCGACAGGCGCTGCGTACAATTCCATCACAGGATAGGAGTGCTTGATCAGCTCCGGGCGGGCAGTGTCCTGCGGGCGGTCATCACGCTCCGCAACCCACTGAGCGCCGCGCCTGCCCATGCTGTAAAAGCGCTCGTACCGATCGCTGGAGATGCTGACGACTTCAGCCAGACCGCGCAGCGGTGACAGGTCCGTCATCAATGTGCGGATGGAATAATCGATGGTCGGCAGGACGAAATAGCCGCCCGATGGATCATTGTCCGAAGATGCAGCGGACTTGCTTTCGAAGGCGCCGCCGGCATCTTCGATCACGGAGGAAACGGCGTTGCGCAGATAGGAAGCGAGCGCCTTCCGTTCGATTTCAAGCTGCTCGTCACCGCTCTTCTTGCCGCCCGGGCGGTTGGCCTTGGTCTCGAGTTCAGCAATGCGGTCCGTCAGGGCCTTGATCTCGACGCCGCCTTCGACTTTTTTAAGACGATCATCAAGCGTCTTCTGGAGGTCTTCCAGCGATTTCGTGACGATGGAAACGGGATCGTCTTCCTCGCCCTTGCGAGAGATTACTACGCTGCCGAGCAGCGCCTGTTTCATGACATGTTGCACAGTCAGTTCCTTCCGATTTGCGCTGCGGCGCGGTTGATGGCTGCGGCGATGGAAATCGCCTGTACTGCCGACTTGGCCGAAGTCACCTTCGCGCCGGGGTGCATCGGGATTGTCACGAGTGACGCTTCCAGAAGCTCGAGAGATTTGATCAAACGGCCACCACCGGAGCGGGCGCTCGCCTGTTTTGTGATGAAGCCGATGCTGAGGCCGCGAACGGCGCCAGATTTCACCAGTGCGCGGACTTCACGAGCGCGGATGACTTCATCGACCAGAAGCTTTCCGGTGATGTGCAGGCCGTCCGACTTTTCGGTGGCGATATCCCAGGTGCCAATCGGGTCGTTCATGTCGTGGCCGAACAACATCGGGATGGGCAGCTTGACCGCTTTGAATGCGCCCGGGTCAATCCAGTCGCCCACGCGATCCGGAGTGCCAAACTTCCAGGCAACGCCGGTCACGGTACCGGCATCGTCAGCAATCATCTTTGTTTCGATAAATATCCGGTCCATTACCGATGCCTCTGAAGTAAAAAGAGAATTCCGAAAAACACGATGGCCAAGAGGATTGCGTGCAAAGCCTCGATCATGCGGGGCTCCGGAAGTGTGCGCGGTCGCCGGCGAAGGCGTCGGCCTGCTGCTGTATCCATGACACTCTGAGAATCTTCACGACGGCGGCATGACCAAATTTTGCGTCGAGACCGAATTCGGGCGCGATCTCCCAGCCCAAGACGCACCGCGCTAGCGAGTTGATGCGCGCCTTTTCTCTGGCCTCAAAACTGGCTCTGCCGTCAACGTCGGCAGCGCTGGCCAACTCGTCCATCATCTCGATACGAGACTTGTTCTGTGTCTGAGAGTCCGGCCCGGCTATGAGCAAGCGGAGACCAACCTTTTCGCCCTGCCATGGGTCGATAATGTCAAGCCAGCGTCCACGATCCTGGTCGGCAAGATTAGAGTGGATCTCGTCAAGCGTCATTTGTGGACTCCTTGTTGGGATCGTCTTGCGTGTCATCTTGGAGCATCGGGCCGCCGTTGTGGCCTACGCCCGGCTGGCTGGCTCCGGTGTTCGGGTTCGCGTATTCCTCACCGCCGTCATAGGGCGGCAGGTCCAGCCATTCGCGGGCTGTGTTCGGGTTGATGACGCGGGAGGAAACAAGGCTGCTGATCGCAGTGGCGCGGGCGGTCAAGTCCACGTTTGTGAAATCGTCACGGTCAAACCGGATGGCGTATTTCTTCCTGTCCTCTTTCGAGAACAGAGCGCGGCGAAGGGCGCTTTCGAGGGCGCGCAGCCATGGCTCAAGGCAAAGCTGGAGGAACTGGCGCTGCATCTCGGCCGCGTTGCTCCAAGTGGCGCGGGTCATGTCACCGAGAAGGGAGGCCGGGATATTGAAAGCGCGCGCGATTTCCTGAAGCTGGAATAGACGCAGCTGCTGGAACTGCGCATCCACGCTGGAAAGCGTCATCGCTTTCCATTTCGCGCCGTCCCAAAGGATTGCGGTTTTGCCGGCGTTTTCGCTGCCTTCCATGGCCGCACGCCAGCCCGCAATCATCGATTTCGAGCCTTCGGCGCCCAGCGGCTTCTCACTCTCGATCACGCCGCCAGGTCTTGCGCCTTGTCCGAACAGTCGAGCAGCGTGGCGCTCCATGACCATGGCAACACCGATTGCCTCGCGACATAATGTCAACGGCGCCTTGTCGAATGGGCCACGCAGATGAATGATGTCGGCAGATGGTTTGATAATGCCGCTGATCCGGTAGCGCGGCGCGAGACTGTCATCAGGATAATCAACGTTGATGAAGCCCGGCCGATACCGGATGACTTCCCTCGCTTCACCGTTGACGCGGTTGACCCATGCAAGACCGCCCTGATCACGGCACAGCGCGTCGACAACGATAGAGCGGATAAATTCGAAACCGCTGGTCCACTCATTCGCCTCGTCACGAAGCAGAGCGGTGACGGGATGGTCGGCGATATCTGTCTCGGTGCGGTCGGAAGCAATCGAGACTACCTTTACCTTCAGCGATGCGGCAGCTTCTGAAATGGTGCGAACTGCTGAAGCAACTGCCGGCACGCGCAAGGCGCTCTCCGACGAAACCGAAATGCCGGTCGCCGTCGGGATGCCGCCGCCGAGCATCTCGAGGATTTGCTCGTCTGTCAGCGCTTTCTTTTCAGTCTTTGCGAAGGGCCATATTTGCATTCCCATCTTATGACTGATCCGCAGGCGAATCGCGTAAGGGTTTAGTCGGGGAATTTAGGGTTTAAGAAGGGGTTACTTGGATGAGCTTAGAATGGATTGAGTATTTGGAGTTTGCCAAGCCCGTCGCACAATTGGCTGCGGCAATTTTTCTCGCGTGGATTACGGTTGGATTCGCTCTAAGCCGTTACAAGAAGGAGAAACATTGGGAGCGTAAACTACAGGCCTACTCCGATGTCTTAGCCGCCTTGGGGACCATGAACCAAATTCTCAATCAGTGGATCCGTGAGGTGGAAGAACGGCGCGAAGCATCACCAGAGCAAATTGATGACAACGTCCAGCGTTACAGATCAGCAATGGAAAAGATCGAAGAGACATCCTCTGTCGCGGCCCTGATACTATCAACGAAAGTGAACCGACGGCTACGAAACCTGATAACTGACCTTCACCGTGCAAACAATGACGATCAACGATCTTGGCTCTCCGTTCTTCAGGAAGAGCAGTCCATCGTGGAAAAAGCACGTGATGACTTGGTGGAAATTGGGAAAAGCGAGCTCGGACTCAATCATTCCGAACGGCCTCTCAAAAAGGCAATCAGATCATCTTCGAAGCAGTAAAATCGGCCGCCGAGCTGTTTGACAGGAGAGTCTGGCTGCTTGGCCAAGGTATCTCGAATGAAATCTGAGCCGGTTCCGATACGTCGCGCTATGCCGTTCAGTGTCCAAATAATTTTGGTTGAGTTGCCAGAGGGGCGTGGCTGCCCCTCCGTGAGTTTGTCAAATCGCGATGCGGTCAATGGCGGTTTCATCCTTCATTTCTCCCACTTGATGAGATGACGAGGAATCTCCGTTTCGCCATTCTTGAGTTCACGACACCAGCAGCCGGTTGCCTTCAGCAGCGCAAGCGCCGCGTCGAGGTCGATCTGATAATGGATGATCTGTGTTAGGGTGGGCTCGCCATGCTTGTGGATCGTAATCTCCCAGGCAGGGCCGTCAGTAGCCCCGAGCCAGTCGCAGCGTTCATACGTGGCATAGAAGATTGGAAGGTTGAGGAGACTGCTTCCCTTCATGACCGTAGTCTCCGAGGCTTTGGATAGTGTCTCCTGCGTCTCAAGCCTTCATTGAGAACGCGATCGCCCTCCGGAGTTCGTTTCCAGTAGGTGACGGCTGGAAAGCCCTCGGGGTGATGCCGTTCGATAAGGCTCATCGCCAACGCTCGGTCTCTCGTTTTGCTTCCGCAACCTAATGGAAGACCTTTGTTTTGCTCCTCGTCGAGGCCGCAAAGCAGCCGCCATATGCGGCCGTCTATTCGCTTGTACGTCATGCCGCACCTCTTTCCGGCCGGAGTGGCACGACATCAGCTGCCTTGCGATCCTTTGGCGGCTCGTCCGGAAGGCTCAAAATGTACGGGATAATCCGAGCCTCGATCCTTGCTCGAGCGTCAAGAATTATGGCGGTGGGGCGGCTTTCCGCCCATGCAAAGAGGTCAAGCTGCATCTTCTTTACCTCGCTGCTTCCACGCTGCCACAAGCGCCGCGCCAGATGAGGCTGTTAACTTTCCATCACGCATCATCTGCAGCAGCGCCTGATTGACGTGGTCAGACCCATAGCCCCGCTCACCGCTTATCTCCTGGACAATTCTCCGCTGCTCGGCGAAGTCTTGCGATAGGATGACCTCTTCTTTTTCCGGACGGAAATCCGAAGGCTCGACGTCGCTCACTACGTCAGCCGTTCGCGGGAGATCTGTAGGCGTAGCCGGAAGATCGACCGGAGGAGCCTCTTCGGCGACGACTGCGGACGGCGGGCCACACGGTATGACGCGATCTTCGGAGGTTTGCTTCAGAGGTTCAGTGGATCGGTTATCTTCAAAGGTTAGGGGACCCGGATGGGTACTAATGTGGGACCCGTTTGGGTTCTTTCGAGGGACCTGAATAGGTACGATCGAGGGACCTGTTTCGGTCTTTTCAACAGCGGTGCGAACGGACCCATTTAGGTCCTTTCGATCCAACTGGGACAGGCATAAAAGTATCGTGTTCGACCCGTTGAAGCGACGCTTCTCAGTGTAGATGAGACCGGCATCGCGTAGCGCTGAGATACCTTTCTTGGCGCCGGATACCGAAAGCCCACAGGTCGCCGCGATCGTCTCGAGAGATGGATAGCAGGCTCCGGTTTTTCGGTTGACGAAGGTGTCGACGATTGCCAGAGCTACCCTGAAACTTGAGGCGGGCAAGTCGGATGCCATCAACGCCTTGCGCCAGATGTGCGGCTCCCGCGCGAGCGCTAGATGTTGCTCGTTGCGCAAAACCGAAGCTTCGACTAGTTTGGGGTTGTGAACTTTTGAGACATCTGCCCGATCGGCGCGCGAACGCTGATCGGGTTTTCTGTTTTCGTGGGTCATCGTGCAACTCTCAATTCAAACGCGCGAGCGGCCACCTCACATGCTTCGACAGCGGTTAGCCCGAAAATGGTCCTCAGGTGCGGAATAACAGGAGTTGGCGCGCTTTCTTGTGACGCGAGCCATGCGGCTGCGGCCTCAAGATCGCATGCCGGCGAACGCGCGCTCACTCGTGAAGTAGCTGCCGGGGTTTCCGAGGACCTATCCGCATTGAGGCGAGCGTAGGCCTCCTCCACTACAGACTCCCGCCATCTCACAGCACGCAGGCCTGTTCTCTCTCCCGGAGGCAAAACTCCACGAGCGATCAAGCGATAAACCGTTGGGGGACTTGTTCTTTTGGCTGCGCATATTTCGCGCAATGTCAACATTTTCTCATTCATCGAAGCACCTCAAGTTAGGTGCCTCGGCAGCGGCAACCGGAAAACAAAAAATCCGCAGCTGCCGCTGCGGGTCATTGTTCTCCAATTTCGCGCACTGTTGCGCTCGTTGACGTCCTCTTAATACGTCAAGCGTCGTAAAGTTTCAAGACTGCACGAAATGTCGCCGTTTTTCAGTAAAAACTAGAAGTGGGCCTAAAAGTAGGCTTGAAAATGCACGTGAGGCAATTTCTAAATTTAATCAGCATCTTAAGAAAGATAAATGGCGGAGAGGGTGGGATTCGAACCCACGATACCCTTGCAGGTATGCCGCATTTCGAGTGCGGTGCATTCGACCACTCTGCCACCTCTCCGCATGCGCGAACGCTTGCGTTGCGCGCTCCTCATAAACATCAATGGCGGGACTGACAAGGGAAATTTCGTGTTTGTGTCACAAATTATTCGTCACGGACAAGGCTGTATAAATGCTTCGGCTTCTGGCCGTTTTGTGGATATTTTTCACGTGGCGCCACACCGCGTCACTCCTGCACGTCACATTCGGGCGGTGGCGTCACAGCTGGTGATAACGACGTAAGATTTCCACGATCCGATCGTCCTGTTCCTGATCCGGTAGAAGGGCGGGTTGCCGGCTGGCGCCGACGGATGGGTCCTGAAGGTAAAGCGAGCGCTTGACCATGGCGGGCGCAAAACCGAGCGCATAGAGATCGGTGCGAAAATCCGTATAGATCGCCTGCTGGCGTTCGGCCTCAGCGATATCGCTGGCGTTGAAAGCATTGAGAATGCCGGCAAGTACATCCGGGAGCGCGTTGCCGAGGCCGGAGATGCAGCCGGCGGCACCGTTCTGCAACGACCAGAGAACGAGATGATCCGGGCCGGAATAGACTTCGAAACCGGGCATCTCCTTTGCTACCTGTAGATAGGCTTCCAGCGTCTGCTGCGCACCGCCCGAATCCTTGATGCCGGCAATGTTGCCATGGGCGGCAAGTTTGCGGGCGGTTTCCGGCTCTATGTGATTCTGGGTTCGGGCGGGAATATCGTAAAGATAGACCGGTGTTTCGACGGCGTCGGCCACAGTCGAGAAATGGCGGATCAGCCCATCCTGGGTGCAGGCGATGAAGAAGGGTGTGATGACGGCAATACCGTCGACGCCGATGCGGTCGAAGGCTTTGGCGAGTTGTAGGGTTTCAAAAGTGGCGGGCATGCCGGCATTGACGATGACCTTCGCACGGCCCGCAACTTCGTCCACCACCTCTTCCGTCAGCCGGATTTTTTCTTCATGCGTCAGTGCGGTGAAATCGCCGTTAGTTCCGGCGCACATGATGTTGTTGCCGGCCGCCACCTGACGGCGCACCTGCGCACGGGTCGCTTCGTAATTGATGGTTTCGTCCTCGTTGAAACAGGTCACGAGCGCGACGAAGGCTTGTTTGGTCAT